CAAAGTCTATTTGGGTATAAGACTCGACGTCAGCTGCCGTTGAGAAAGCCATTTAGACCTCCTACTTGTCTTCGACGTCTTTTTTAACTGCTTTATCTTCTACGTCTGATTTTTTGACTGCTTTTTCGGCTGGAGCCTTTTTAGCGGGCAGCTTTTTTCTCAGCTTTGTAGCTGGAGCTTTCTTCTCAGCTTTAGCTTTTTTACCCCAACCTTGCTCTTTGAGCCAATCAGTAGGGTATTCTTTACCAGCTTTAGCAATTAGGTCTGCTTGAGAATATGGCACATCAACTGCGTCACCTTCCCATAACTTTCCATCAGGTAGCTTATAAATGTTCTTTTCTGGAATTGTATACATAATGATTAATCCTAACTTATAAAATAAAAATTGTTGGTATTAGAAAAGGGCTTCCGAAGAAGCCCTTATCATTAAACTATCGTCTAAATCAAACTTAGAAGTTTGTTATAGAACAGAAAGCTGTTGGTTTATAGACCACAAAGCCCATTCTCATGGTTAATCTGATAGCTAGTTGATTCTTCGCAAAGAAGTCACTATGGCTGTCAGATACAGCTAGGTCTACACCTTGCTTCATGACAATTTGAGCAGCATCGCCCACCACCGAATTTACCGACTAATGCGGTACCTTCTGCGATTGCTGTGCTTGGAACTACTTTAAGACCCCAGAGTCTTGCAGCAACGTCTCCACCAAAGCCACCAGCGGCGACTATTAATGGGTTTTTGCTTGCATAACCTGCTGAGGAGGTTCCTGCTTGGTCTGTTACTGCTGTAACGATTTGATACCAGTCACTTGGGTGCATAACAACTGCATCAGGCTCTACGAAAGAGTCTTTTCTGATTTCAGTAATTGCTTGATACACTTGTCCAAGTCTGTTCAATTCTCCACTGAATGAAGAATAGTCAAATGTGTTAATACCAGATTTTGATAATACACCAGTCAAGTTTGGAGCTGAACCATTACCGTTTAGTAATTGGTTGTCCATTCTTAATCTCATCATTGTGGTGAGACGTGAATTAACATATCCTTGGATACCAGAAACGTCAGCCAACAATTCATCAGTTACAGGCAAGAAAGTAGCAATCTTACGAATGCTTTCTGTTCTTTCTGTAAATGCCAATGCACCTTCGCCTGCAGAGGAGATGTCTCCTGCTTCTGCAATTTCAGCTGCATTGTTTGTGAATGTTGTCTCTTCAAGATATACATATGCATTTTGGTCTGTATTGATTTGGTCAAACAATCCAATTATTGCATTTGGGTCTCTTAAAGCGGTCTCTAATATTCCAGGTGCTCTTAATGACTCTGGTGGATAACCTGTGGTATTTAATGTTGTTTTAAATTCTGCTTGAGAATCTACGCCTTTAACACCATTGCTCATATATTTATTATAAGCGTCAGTGTTTGTGAATTGCTCACCTATTGACTTGATACCAGCTGGAGCTTCTTCGGCTACAGGAAGTTCATTAACAACTTCGTTGCTAACTTCCATAGCTTTTTCATTAGCAGCTTTAGATTCTTCAATCTTTAGCTCGTCTAATGAACCAGCAAGCTCATCATTTAGACCTTTAATTTTCTCTTTTTGGTCATGAGAGTACTTGCCTTCTTCAGCTGGAGCATCAAATACAGATTTAAGTTCTTCACGTGACTTAGCGATATTTCCTCTAAGCTCTTCTACTTTACTCACTGTAATTATCTCCTATTAGATATACTTATACTTCGTCGTTTTGAGCTTCTACATCAATAGCGTCTGCTATTAATCTTTGGCTCTCTATCCACACTTCGTCGTCAAGCTCATCATTTTCGACTGATTCTGTGTTATCTACTGGAACTTCTTCAGTAACTTCAGCTTCATCAGATTCTTCAGCAGGTTTCTCTACCTCATCTTCTGGTTCAGCTTCAACAGCTACTTCTTCAGTGTCTACTAAATCTGTTGGTTCTTCTACAACATCTTCAATATCTTCAGCTTGTTCGTCCTCTAAGTCTTGTTCTAAAGCACCTTCGGTTCCAACTTGTTCGATGAATTGGTCAATTTCTGTCCATGCATCTGACAAGTCTTCTTGAACAGCCCTTAATGCTTCAGTGGCTTTGACTCCTAATTTCCTTCCGTCTTTGGCACGTAACATCGCAATGGCGTTAGTTCGTGTCATCAAGTCATGTAACGCAGCAAGCACGTCTTTGACCTCATCTGAGAAAGTTTTAGAAACTTCCTCTGAATTCTCTATATCATCAGACTTTTTCATATCTTTGGCACATTTGCCTGTTTTGTCATAGTCACAATTACCATAACTTTTTTCGTCTGATGATTCTGCTACTGCTGGGGCACAGTTATCTCCACCACAGCAAGTTGATTTTTCTTCTTCGGTTTGCTCTTCTTCAGGCTCTTCATTTTCTAAAAATGTAGAATTACCAAGAACACCCTTTTCAGAAGCCATTTCCTCTAATAGTTCTTTATTAGATTTAATAGCCATTGTGTATGTGTCTTGATTAGCACCTACTAGAACAGGAGATACTTCGTAGACTGATAGGTCTTTTAAGTATCTTGCGTCAACATCCTTATCACCGCTCTTGAATTTACCTCTTTCTGAATCGTTAACTCTATAACCAAAAGACCATTGTTGCAGGTCTCCCATAGCTTTAACTAAATTGTATGCTTCTTTACCAGATTCTGTGTCCATGAAAAATTCACCTTCAAAAGTAGCTTTATCGCCATCTTGTTTGATTGCACCTTTTCCGATTGGCATATCCCATTTATGAGCCCATACCATTGGCACTGAACCTGATTTAAATCCTGATTTGATAGCTTCTGGGATTACTACATCTCCATCACTATCTAATGTATTGAAAACTGAGAATACAGCAGAAACTTTACCTTCACCGTCCGCTTTAAATTCTAAGTCGATATTCTTAATTTCACTCACGAGTGTATCTCCTATATAAACTGTTAACAGATTTATTTAGGTGCATATATAGAAATAATAACAAATGGTTATAAAGTGTCGTGGTATTTACTTAGTAATGTCTTTAATAACAGTCAACTTAGAGATAGGCATAGTGACTTTTCTATCAGTCTTTTTATGACTACCATCTTCGTTAATAGCCCAAACTAACATGGTAGGCTTCTTTGTCTTTTCCATTTACACTAGTTACAACACCATGTACTGTTGAAGGTGGGTCGGGGTCCTTATTGATTGACCAGCTTACAGATTGACCTATACGAACAAAACTTGCTTTCATTTCATCATTACCCTTTTTAGATGAGAGTGGGTGTGATGAAGGAAGTAAATCTTGGTCATAAGGCTTTCTCTTAAATCTTCCTGTTCTCAATGCATGAAGGAACCCGTTAACTCTGGCTACAGCCCCACTGGTCAGGTCCTGAAACATTTCCACGAACTGAACCAGGGTTTGTACGATAAGCACCTACACCTCTGTTAAACACAGCAATCAACATTCTTAGTGTTGCTCTATGCTTAGGTTTTTTTGAGTTGTGTTCTTCAACTTTATTTGTTAAAGTTTTTCTTATTCTACTAGATACTGCTTTAGCAGCATTTTCGTCAGCCATTTTACTAGCAAGCTCAAGAGCTTCTTTTCTTCTAGCTCTTACGACTTTAACTTGGTCAGCGATAACTTTCTTCATAGCAGGAACACCCATGTTTAAAACACCACCCCACTTAATAGCAGCAACAACACCAGCTAATCTGTTATTGTTTTGATGTCTTCCCATAAATCGTTCTCTTCTACGAACCCAGTTAAGTACTGATTCGCTTCTATCTCCAGATTGGTATTTACTCCATCTGTTAAAAGCGTCATTACCTGTAAATGAGGTAGGAGGGTTTCCACCATTTCCACCTCGTCTCCATATTTCTGGGTAAGTCTCTTTTAGGTTTTTTGCATAACCGTGAGGAAACATTTTATATTTTGAATTTGATATTCTTACAAGCTTATCATCACCAGGACTTGGAAAATTTGTTCTATCTTTTTTAGGTTTTTCTTTTATATTCTCAGGTTCCATTTCAAAAACTTGCTCCATAACTACTTCAGCTTCTTCTGTAGAAACTTTCAACTCTTCAACAATACCAGCGATAAAAGATTTTTTAGTTCTTTCAAATGATTCATGAGAGCTACAAGGCATGTAATAAGTCATCTCTTCAATCTTATGAGTATGAGAACCTTCACAACCTAATTGTTCTGCTCTTTCTTCAGCAGCTTCTCTAGTTGTAAACATAAACATATTCCTAGAAGGCTTTGGTGCTACTGCTTGTCTTGTTGTCTCTGGTGCGGCATCTACACTATCCATCTTTGAATCGTATAATTTTCTTAAAAGTTTAGCTTCATAACTAGCTTCATTGTCGCTAGCAGCTTGAAGTTGTCCAGCTTGTGGATTATTATCTGAACCTTCGTCTTGTTCTTCTGTCATTGGAGCTGGGTCACTACCATCAGCAGGAACTTGTAACATGTTGAGTGGTCTTAAATAAACATTATGTTTTTCATCTACTTCAAGACCTACTACTTTTCTAGCTTCACCAATAGTAATCCAACCACCACTAACGCCTTTGTTAACTCTGTTGTATAAATTGTCCATATCTGTTTGTAGTGCTCTAACATTATTTACATCGTATTCACACATGACATCATCACCACCAAAATCTGGTAGTAACAACTGATGTGTTAATTCGTTAGCAACAGTCTTCCATAGTGGTACAAGTTTTTGTTCTGTAAAGAATTCTCTAAGTTCGGCAGTATTGTTGTATGTCGCTGAATCTAGTCCAGCTCCGAGTCCAGCGAGGATTGCTGGGACACCTAAAACAGCAGAAACTCTTTCTTCTGGAAGTCTTCTTAATTCTTGTAATTTCATTTGGTCTGGTGAGAAAGAAACAACTTCAACTGACATTGCACCAGATAGAACCATTGGTTGTCCTCTGTTAGCTCCACCAAACTTTTGTTTATATGAAGAAGCTATAGCTTCAGCTTCTTCTCTAGTAGGACCACCCATTGCATCATTTCTTGGAGAGAGAACTACTCCTGGAACTGCTAAGTTTGTTAACAGAGCAGATGAATATTGTCCTGCTGCTTCATCACCAATTAATTCTCTTAATATAGATTTAAGTGGTGCATGACCTCGTCTATGGTCATTTGAGTCAATACCTTGTCTTATATGAATAACATCTTTAGGGTCTATTTTTACTGGTTCTCCAGCTAATTCATTTTTTGAGTGTGCGTAGTATTCGTAATGTGTAATTAGCTTTTCAGTATTACCTCTAACTTCTACTAAGTTAGGCATCAAAGGTACAAGTTGTACTACTTTACCATTTTGATTTCTATTTTTAAATATAAAAGCGTCTCCATGAGCATTTAGAGAAACAACAATGTAATGAGATAAAAGACTTGATGACATAAACTCATTTGGTCTTCTATATAGTTCAGCTACAGGATGTTTGTAATCTACTTCTCTATCACCAAATATTTGGTCTCTTTTTACAACTTGTAATTGTGGTTCTGAAAAAGATGTAGATAGAACATTTAAACAAGCGACGACTGCGGAGTTAGAAGTTCCGTCACCTATTTCTTTTAAAGAGCTAGTTTCCCAAAAACCTGCACCTGTGTTGTAACCATAAACTGATGAGTCACGACTAGATGATAGGCTTTGATTAAAATTAGCCATTTTCCTAAGTGAAGCTTCACTAGGTTTATTTAAATATTCTGATGCTCTTTGTAAAAAATTCTTATTTTCTGCCATTTAATATGCTGTCCAACTTCTCCTCTGAACTAAACTTTGTGCTCCTAGCACTAAAGCGTCAACTATATCGTCATGTCTACCTACTGGAAAGGTCATTAATTCTCTCTCTAGCTCTTCTAACCACGATGCATTACGACGAAATAGCACATCGCCTGACTCCATCCTAGCTGATAAAGGTAAAGCCTGTGTTATTTTATCTTTAGAAGTGTCCATTTCTCTAACTCTCATTCCTACTCTCTGTGCAAGCTGAGTAAAGTTTTTTGTAAAGTTTTGTTTTTCCATACAAACATAAGCCCATTTATATTTTTCATACATTCGTTTAATTGTTGGTACAATATCTGGACCTTCTATTTTTACTCTGACCATATCCTCAATATATATTTTCATATCAGGTGAAATAGCACAAGATAATATAACTGTATAATCTGATTCTGTTTTCGTAGTAACAGCAAGGTCTGCTGTTCCAAAGTGTAACATCTCAGCTGGATTCCATTGAGAGCCACCACCAATATATAATCTATCTTTTATGTCAAAGTATGTCATCCATTCTGGTTTTAACATTCCTTGACCAGCTTCAACAAACTCTGCTAAATACTCTTGAGCAAAAACAATAGAACCTACTTCATCTTTAGCTGAATCAATTTCGTCGTCATCTATCATTGGGTTGTCATAAGTAGAAAATCTAAATCTTTCCCAATTAGGTGCTTTCTCTGCAACTGACCATAAATCATAAAACCAATTGTCCATTCCCATAGGTGTACTAATAAATAAAGCAGAACCTTTTCTTTCAGTTAAAGTAGGACGTAATACTTCTTGCCAAACATCTGGTTTAATAAATGCCGCCTCATCCATTACTAAGAAATCCAAACCCTCACCACGTAGTCTTTGGGGATTATCAGCAGATTTACAAGATATAGAACCACCATTTGGAAATATAACTTCCATGTTAGCTAATGAAACTTTAGGTTGTATTTCTGGAGGAAAAGAATAAGCTGCGTTTTCTAGTGCTCTCCAACCAACTCTAGCTATTGCAAAAGTAGGTGCGACCCACCAAGCTCTACCACCATTAAGAGCAACTTCCATACACATGTGTATACCAAGACGAGTTTTACCAAACCTTCGACCAGCACAAAGTATTTTCCACCTACTCTTAGAACGGGCAACTTCTTTTTGGTTTTCATGAAGTCCTGGAAGTTCTGGTACATATACTGGCATTTTAGGGTTTAAATTTATATTTCATATCGAGGTATTCAGAAAACAATTCTCTATAAGCTCTTTTACTACCTTTAGTATCTCTACCATCATAAATATCGTGATGATATTTACATAGTATGCAAACATTATCTAAATCATATTTCTTATCTGCACTTCTACCACCCATTCCTATATCGAGTATATGTGCAAGTTCTAACCATTGTTTACTACCACAGTCTTCCCATTCACATGCATATTTAGCTCTTTGTAAAGCTTGTTCTCTTATTTTAGATAAACCACCTTCAGGTTTTACTGCATTTTTCTTTTTACCTACACCACCACGCATACCTTTACCTTTTGTACGCATTTTAAATTCTTTGTGAGTTTCTTTATCGGGGTCCCAGAACTCATAATTGTCTACCATCTGAATTTCCTTTTCTTCGCTTTTTGATACTTCTGATAAGAACTAGTTGTTAAATCGCTTGGGTCTTTTTCCCATTCTACATCAACTGGTGTTTCAAACATGACATTACGAGAAATTTGTCTTTGAGTAGGACTTGCACATTTTGGACATTCTATACTTGGTTCTTCTTTAATTCCATAAGTAACTTCAAATAGAAGTTCGCATTTATCTTTTAAACATTTGTGTTCATATCTAGGCATAACACTTAGGATAATTGAGTAGGGTCGTACATACTGTATTTAACAGTAATTTCTTCTCCATCTTTAATATCTGTTAAAAAATATAAATATCTAAATCTTTGAACTTCTACAATCTTTGCATTAGGTTCTTCACTATGATTAATAAAACCACCTAAAGGCGTTCTGTATAATTTTGTAGTTATAGAGTCTTCTATATGAGTGATACCACCGTTTACACCTTTTTCTATATCACCTAATGCAAATAGTCCTAATCCATCAATGTTAGATTTATCTATTGTAAGAAATTCAGGTAAAGGTCTATATGTCATTATGAAACCAATCTAAAGGAACGTGATAGTTGTGTAAAGATTTTTCTTTAAAATCTACATTCATCCACTTCTCGTATCTTTTTATAGTTTCTTGTAACTTAGGGTCTTCGTAGTATCTGACAAAGTTTTGCATTTCTTTTTGCTCTAGCATATCTTTTTCTTCAGGACTAACAAAGTGATGCCAATAAGCCCTTCCTCCACCTTCAGAGCTTATCTCTGTGTTGTACATGTGACCAACAATTGGTTGTGTATTTGGATAAACAAGTTCCCAACCATCATTAAGCAATTTAAATGTTTTACACATATCTTCTTCCATCATCAGCATTTCTGGGTCTTCATCATAAAGAAAGTTTTGACCACTGAAAGAAAAGTTATAACTAAACTTACCAGTAGGAATTAAGTTTCTATCATCTTTTATAGTATCTTTAACCATCCAAGGTAAGCAATACTGCCATATTGGTTGTGAAAGGAAAGGATATAGTTCTAAGTCCCATTCTTCTTCCCATCCAATATATGGATATAAATTCTTGTTATCTATAAAAACTCTTTGTTCATCTTTGTAAGCATACTTAGAAGGGTATGCAGTAATGATTGATTTCTTATTACCAGTCAACTTAGTAGCGTCTTCGTAAAGCCAAGCTAACTTTTCATCCCAACCCTCAGAAAACTTAGTATGGCTATCAATAGAAAGAACGAAGTCTTCTCCATCATATAATTCAGAGACACCCTTCCTAGCCTTACCAGTACCAATCTTATCTAATCTATTATCTTCGTTTATATAATCAAAGTATCCTTTAATGTTTCCACCAAAGGTAGAGATAAGAGTTGAAAGCTTTTTTTCTTCTTCTGGTGATGATGATAAAAATCTTATTCCAAAATGTATGTCGTGTGATTTTGCATTTTCAAATGCATCAAAGACTGTTGGTAGTAATTCCGTATCGTGCATTGTTGGCATTGCTATAAATATTGACATAGAGTTATCCTAACAGATTGTTTGTTTTAGATACAGCTCTCCTAAGAGAGCCGATGATGGGAGGAGGTCGGTGTGGATGCCGACAATTTAACTTTAGCTCTTAAACTTAAAACCCATGGTATTTGATAGTGCAGGATAGCTTGATAATACTATCACTGAAATTCTACTAATTAAATCTCTACCCTCTAAATCTGAAGGAACTCTAAATGTATCTACTACTTGTTTATCTATAATCATGTCAACACGTATTTTTCCATTGTTTTCTGTGTCTGGATTTGTTTTAAATCTGATTCCGCCGAGAATATAGTTCATAGTTTCTTTACCTTATCACACTGTTTTCATTTAACATGTTTTTAACATTTCTTACCACATTTTTAGAACAAATGTTCTAATATTGAGAGCTATGGATTACATAATTGGATTTTTAATAGGATATACATTTAAAGAAATTGTTCTATTCCTTAATAGATTAAGTAAGTGGGATTACGATAATCGTTATCAATCTGAATATGACTTTCGTCCATTAACAGAAGACGACTTACCTTAATAAATCTCCTAAAGAAACATCATCATCATTATCAACGATTGGTTTCATCTTACGTTCTTTACGAATAGCTCTACGTTCTCTTTCTGATTTTCCTCCCCAAATCCCAAAACGCTCTCCTCGTTCCAAAGCTTGTTCTAAGCAAGGCTCTATTACTGGACATTTATTACATATCTCTTTTGCCTTTTTAGTAGAACTGCCTCGTTCTGGAAACCATTCATCAGCATCAAGTTCGGGGTGAACAACTGTGTTACAAGCAGCGTCTGAATACCACTCTGGAATTCCTAAGACATCTGCTAATAGGCTTACCTTATCCATATACACATAACCTTAAACAAATCTATTAAGTCTTAAAAGGTTTATTAAGAAAACTAAATGCGGATTGATATGATGTCTAATTTAGGGAAGGGGGAACAGGGGACACAAGGGACACAAGATGTGTGTATGTATGATATGACACGAAAACAAGAAAAATTTATACGGTATGCTTAGTCCCCATAGGAAATCTGAAACTTTATAGGCTCTCCGCCCTCTGCTCCGATTTCAAGACTGGACCTTTTGCCCCACTTCTTTGGGAAACTTCGCTCTAGCCACCAAGCACTCGCTTGCCATACTCCATTATCACTAGCTCTACGTATATTACGTATGTGAGCACCCTCAGCTTCGGCTCTTGCTTTTTTTACTGCCTCCGAAAACTCTGAATACAGGTCAATCACTTCACCCTCGACAGCTGCATCAGCTGGGACTATCTCGACATCATCCTCAGTGTTTGGTGGGTTTAACAACTTATTGTCTTCCTTTTCAATGAACTTTTCGCCTCTCTTCATCCATTCATAGTAGGTTGAGGGCGAAATACCAACCATAGTGGCAGCGTCTTCCTGATAATAGCCGAGTTTAAGCCAGTTAGTAATGTCTTCTATCAATTGTGGGGTTAACTTAGTAGGTCTAGCCATCTTGAAAACCATTATATCAGGTTTAAACACAGGATAGAGCCTTATATACCGATAAGTGTATAGATGGTCAAACTCGAAAACAAGAGATTTTTGTACGGGGTGCTAAGCGTTATAGTTGAGTTACACTAGCGATAACTTGACCACCCCCCCTTATTTGATGGGGATGGTGAGATATACGAGAAAGGAGTACACATGAGCAAAGTAACAGTTACTTTGATATTTGTACCTATTACTTAGTAATACACCCGTGACGGTCTTTAATCAAGTTCGACTCTTGATACGGGTACGAGTCCTACACCGAGATACATGGTGACATGTATTGAGGTGAGAGGATTGTGTCATCCCAGACTTTATGAATCTGGAGAGGGAAAACGTCACATCCCAAACATGCAGTAATGCATTACTAAGTGAAGCGTCTAAGTACAGACTGACGCCCTGTCGTGGTGAGTGTGTTGAGCCACGGGTTAATAATCAACCACAGGCAGTGAGTACGACTCCTTTGTACTGCGACTGCTTAGGGCAGTTTTACCTAGCCAGTAGTGACAGTACTGGCGAAAACTCCACAGATAATCACTAGGTAGTCTGGGACGAGTGCTGTTAAGTCAGCTCAGTCTTTGGGACCTCCTACCCAGTAGCTAGTGACCTGTCGATGAACAATAGCTTGTTGTATAGCTTGTGCTACTTCTTGGTGGAGTAGCCGAAGGTATACACACGGTATGCCGTTTACTAAAAAAAGGAGGATATCAATGGATATCTATTTACTAGCAGCAATCGTTGCAACACTTACTTATATGTTTATAGGTAGGGAGTTGCTTAACAATATATTTCCTAACTGGAGATATTGGATTGGACTTGAGACTGTCGAAGAGTCTCTTGGCTTTGGTGAAAGAGAAGTTGGTTACATACCTATGGAAGACATAGGAGATTCTACTTTAAAGAATCAATGTGACCATCATCCTGCCTTAGTACTATCTGATTGCTACGGCTGTTTCTAATACAGCACAACTGCTCATCAAGTTTGACTTGGTGGGCAGCATGGTGTGTTAGTCCAACATACCACTACAAGAAAGGAGATGCATATGCAATGTATCAAAACGGTTCCGTCTTCTAAGACGAAGGAGGAACAGTGTACATATCCACCTTATGTCCAGAGTCAAACGGATAAGAGGGAGGTCTTGTGTAGATTCCATTTGATGGATAAAGTCGTAAGACATGCACATGAAAAGAAGCAAACAGTTGAACAGACTGTAGCTGATTTAAACATAAGCTAAAACTGAAAGAGAGGAAGCTATATGGATGCTAAAGATATAGTGCGTAATCCAAACGCATTAGAAGCTATGTACGATATTAGCTAATAGCTCGGAGCCTATTGAAAGGTAGGCTCTAAGGTATTAACACAAGGTTAATCCAATACTAAAGGAGAGACATGAATCTAATCATGAGACTAATACATGCAGTACCACTGTATGTTTTCATGGTCATTGAAAACTATCGTTTCTATGGCGTGAATTATGTTACCAGTTTGACACACTGGTGGCGTGTAGAGGTATATACAATTACGGACTACAAGAAGTATGTGTTGTGTGAGCACATCAAGGAGTTCAGTAGTTGGTATGGACCTAAGCGTAGATACAACCATACTAAACATTCTTTAAAGAAGTTAGAGAGTGTTCTGGATGAAGTTGAACAAGAAAATAGAAGGCAACAATTTCTTGAACTAGATACAAATTATCCACGCTAATAGCTCGGAGTTCATTTATGAGGTGAACTCTAGGGTATTAACAATGATACCACTAAAAAAAGGAGACTATATGAAGAAGAGTCTATTCAAGAAAATCACTTATCTAATTGAGTGTTTTTATAGTTTAGCAAAAGGTAGATACACTGCTGACATTGAAGCATTGAATATTGCTATGGATGTTTATGGAAAGTATCTATTTGTAAACCTAGGTGAATTCGAGGGAGCACCTAAGTTAATGTTGTTCACAGCATCCTGTTGTCCCGACTGTTAATAACTCGGAGCTCATTGTAATGATGGGCTCTAGGGTATTGACACAAGGTTAGTACTAAAAGAAGGAGGGCTAAATGCCTAAAATAAAAGATACTGCCAAAGTTATATTGTCAGACGAGACAAGGGACGAGATGGTATATACGTGGAATGCATTCAACTTGGATGTTACCAAAGAAAGAAAACGAGAGCTTATGGGTCTTGTTTGGATACCAGCTTATGTCAATTGTTTCTTTAAGGAAATGATAGATAGCTAATAGCTCGGAGCTCATTCACGTGGGCTCTAGGGTGTTAGTAATTCGACTAACCCACTAAAAGAAGGAGACTATATGAAGAAGATATTTGTAATCGAGCAAATTGTCAAAGAACAATATAAGGTCGAAGCAAATAATGAGGAAGAAGCTACCTCTAAACTTCAAGATATGACTGCTGAACCATTCTTACAGGAAGGTATCAGTTTGAGAATTCTTGAGACGAGAACTAAGTAAAAGAAAGGAGGCTTTATGTTATGTAGTCATTGTGGTAAATCCATGAAGAATACAAAAGTAAAGTTTAGAAAGTTCATGAGGCAAGGTGTAGTAGGTATGGCTCCTACTTGCAATGATTGTTATATGTCATGGGCAATATAGCTTAAACAGCTCGGACCTACTAGATATAGTGGGTCTAGGGTGTTTAACACCAACATTATAAATATTGAGTTGACGTAGCAGTATTAATAATGTACAGTAAAAACTACAGATTGAGCGTCAACCTCAATCCGTATAACCAATAAAAAAGGAGATAAATTGAAAGTAGAAAATCTATCGTTTAACGAGATGATTGTTCAATTTGTAGCTATGTTGGAGGAACTACCAAGTCAAATGCATGAGCAATCATGTAACTGGCTTACTGGTGGAGATGCCGACTTTGAGTACGATGACATGGATGACCTTGTCAATAATCACTTCGATAGTGAGGATGAGTTGTACTACTACCTTTACGAAAGATTCGTAGATGTAGCAGTTGCTCGCCATAGTTCTCAAAACGTTTCACGACGTAGAGCTACGTTCAATGCAAGTGATGAGCATGCCTCATTCAACCATAGTTACTATTCTCACAGGAGAATGTATATTGTGGAAGCATTGGAGAATGCTAGATATGAAGTAGAAGCAACGGAGAATACTCTTCGTGTACGTTTCTTCGAGTATGTGCCAACTAGACCTGATATGAAGAACTGGTTGTTCTTATCATATGATGGTGAGGAACGCAGATATGGAAACATAGCTAGTCACTGGAAGATAGAAATGTTCAAGCGTAAGCTTGTTGCTACTGCTGGTATGAGAGAGAGTTCAAGAACTAGAAAGTTCTGTCCTCACTGTCGTGCAGTATGTAACCCTACGACTGACATGTTCACTATCAACCAGGGTAGAAGTCGACCAATTAAAGTATGTGTGTTATGCACAATATACTTTTATGACTTCTATGAATTGAGCACTGGCACTTTCCACTATGTAGGTAACGAAGATGACTTAGATACTGTTGACTATTCAGCAGAACTAATCACTAGAGTTACTGACTTACGTAACTTCAAACGTTACGACTTAGTGGACTGGATAAAAGACCGAGTTGGTGTGGTACCATTCATTCCTAATTACAATTATGAAGACTACCACTCTGAACTAAATTGGTCCTTTTGGCAGACTACTGACCAAGGTACTGTAGCTATACCTAATAATAGATATGGCACTACAGTACAGAGGGATGTAACCCATGAGTCCAAAGAGTATGCTCGTAAGGGTATACCGATTGGAATGGAATTGGAAGTTCAATATAGGGACTTACAAGACCAACTAACTGGTGGAATACGTAAACTATTACATCCATTGCATAAGGATTTTCCTTATAACAATGAGAGATTACGTAGTACAAACAATCAGTTAGCTATTGGGTCATACGACGTATCGACTGGTAGACATGGTCTGGAGTTCAAGTTCCAACCTATGTCACATCAGTTCGTTGCAAAACTACCCGATGACTTCTTTGAGACTTTGGTCTCAGAGTTCAGAGGATACAATGCAAAACGTTGTGGTATTCATATGAATATCCCCAAGAGTGTACTAAGTACAGGTCAGTACTGGTTCTTTATCGCTTGGCACAATATGAGACTATGGGAATACACTCACGCAAGTGAAGATGGTTACCATAACATATTGGGTGACATCTATCAGAGAGTAGATGCAGAATATGCTAAGTGGTTAAGTCTTACTGAAGTGTCAATACCAGAGTCTGGATACGACTTTGAATGTCGCTGTGGTAATCATGATGGTGAGTCTCAAGTAGTTACTATTGCTTGTAGCACATCAAGATACCTAGCAAGGCGAACTTCAAGTCCTGACAGAGCGTGCTGGATTAACATAGAGAATGCTGACAGAGTGGAAGTTAGAGCGTTTGCTTCAAATACATTGAAGTCCAGACTGCTCAAGAACTACCAGTTCTTAGATGCTTTCATGACTTATGCTGACGCAGTAACACTCAGTTACAAAACTAATCAAATGCAAAATATCAATGGTGGTATACAGAAGGAGCTTGAAGCTGCTTTTGAACCAGACGATTTAGGTATTGTTTTGAATCACTTAAACAATCAATACCTGTTTGTATCTTGGTTAGATGCAACTGGTTATTGCCATCAGTATCCAGAACTCACGGAATACTTGGACTCGAAAGGGTACAGAGCCAGAGCCAATGAGGCTATGGAATCTAGTGCTTCGTTCAAAGAACAAGTAGACCATGTAGTTAACTGGTCATAAGTAGATAGCTAGAGCCCATCTGAAATATGGTGGGCTCGATGGTATCTATATAGGAAAGGATACTAGGTGAAGTTCATACCTAAAAGTTGAACAATAAGGAGGTACACAATTGTGTATTATAGCTAGTGTTCCAGCAGGAGCACAAGTAACCAAAGACCAACTATCAGAGATGTGGACACGCAACCCTGATGGTGGTGGTATTGCATATTTCGTCGATGGCGAAATCAAAGTAGAGAAAGATATGGAACGTGAAAGTTTTATTGACACTGTACTTGAGACGCAGAAGAAATATGGTAATCGAGACATATTAGTACATATGAGAATAGCAACTCATGGTGCTGTATGCATCGACAATACTCACCCGTTTGAGGTCAACAAGAACACAGTCATGGCACATAATGGTATATTGCCAGAAGCATTTATACCACCAGCTAAGTCTGCGTTATCTGACACTCGATTCTTCATAGATTACTTTATGAAGTACATTCCAGTGCAGAAATTGGATGACCCTTACTTCCAAGACATGGTTGACGAAATGATTAACCAAGGTTACGGAAATAAGTTGGTGTTCTTAACATCTGCTAAGACTAAGTATGACACTTATATCATAGGTGAAAAGCTTGGTGTATGGGATGGAGGTGTGTGGTTTAGTAACAGCTCTTACGAGAGTAGGAAGTTTGTTAGCTACAACTACCATCGAGGAACAACTCAAACGATAGATGGCGTAACTATCTCAGATAATTGCGAAATCTTACCAATAGTTGATGACGTCGACTTAGTAGAAGAAGGCGAAATCAATGACTGGTTGGTTTACCATTCAGACCTGTGGCTACCATTCCAAGAAGTTGGAGTGCTTGACCACAAGGAAATGAAAGATTCGTTCTGTGTCGAAATGACATGGGACGGTCTTCGTTGTTCTGAGTGTGGTAAGACTGTAGCTGGTATCTATGAAAGAATGTGCAACTCAGATTGTAAATCAATCGAGCATGTAATTGATTGGGTATATGACAACATCGAAGCATCTGACGAGATGATTGATGCAGCTTTGTATTCAGGAATGCTCTACCAAGGTGGAGAACCTGTTACAGACGGTCAGCCTACTTTGTTTGACATGTCTACTAAGACTAAGAAAAAGTCTAAGAAGAATAAATCAAACAAAAAGTCTAAGTAGTACTTAGCTTATCGGGGTATCAAGTTTCATGCTTGGTGCCCCGTCAGGTAAGTAAAACGCTTACCCATGTAGAAATACATGCCAATACTAAAAGGAGAAAGACTATGAACAAACCAATACCAAAGTTCCTTCATGAAGACCTGAAGAAGCTTATTGGAAAAAGGAATCCAACACAAGATGACGTTAGCAAGTTACTTGAGTTGGTGTTCACAACTAAATATCGTTGGACAGAACGTGTTATGCAATACCAAAATGTTCACTATGAGGCAGAAACTCATGTATCTTTAGAGGATATGCTAGAAGATAGTGGTGAGCTAAGCGACTTAATTGATGCTTGGCAACGAGGTGATGTAGAAGAATGCACCGCCATTATTGGTAATGCAGTTGACGTAGCTGAGGACGACTTACATGACAATCGTTGGGACCATTCAGATGAGGTAGATAGAGACTACCTTGATGAAGAGTTTGAAGATACGATTGACTCAGATGTGGATACGTTCGTAACTACTAGACAACAAGGTACATCCTGGATGGGCGAGCGACTCAGAGACTATCATATTCATGAGGGTCAACAGCACTTCTTTGTATGGAAAAACGTCGTTAATTGGTTCGCCAATAGACGAAGTACTCCTATGAACACGGCTGCTCATGTAAGATACACGAGACAGGATGAGGAGACGAACTAAAGCTAGCTAGTAGCTAACCTCCCTCTACTTAATTGTGGGGGGAGACAGGTGCTAGCACCCGTTAAGTACTACGACGTTACTGTAGTGCACATACTAAAAAAAGGAGATACACTTATGTGTAGAGAAGAATGCTATTCTGTAGTTCCCGAACTGCAGTCTTATAGCCATAAGCCAGAAGTCAAGTACATTGATACTCGATTCATGACCCTAGGTGGTTATGACCCAGGTAATCATACTGTATTTGTTGGTCATCATGCCGATAAAACAGAAGAGTACTTGAAATCTGCTGTCGATGCTACTGATGGATTCATTCCGATGGGAGTGGAAATAGAAGTAGAACACACATCAGAAACCGACCACGGTATGAGTAGAGGTGAATCTACAGAGGAAGCTCTGATAGAATTACATGACTACTCACCACACTATATTGACGAGTCAGACTCAAGACTTAGACAATTAATAATTGCTAAGACTGACAGCTCACTTAGTCATGGTGTGGAGTTCGTAACACAACCTATGACTGTTAGAGCTCATAAGTTGATGAACTGGGAAGCATTGCAGAGTAAAGGCTTTTATGCCTGGAATGCGAGTACTGCAGGAATGCATGTACATCTTCCTAAGTCATACTTTACGACTACTCAGTTGTGGTTGTTCTTAAAGTTATATCAAAACCTCTGGACGTCAGAGAAAGATTACTTTAACTGGCTAGCTGGTAGAGCAGAAAACAGTTGGGCTAAAAGGCAAATGCCTTTCAGAAACTCAGCTGATAACAATCTACTAGCAGTTGCTTCTACAAAGTGGGACGATAGACGAGACAGATATTCTGCCTTGAACTTCCTCAATGCCTATACAATTGAGTTAAGGTTCTTTCGTTCTAACATGAACATCGATGGACTATTAAGTAGACTTGAATTCGTTCAAGCATCTTATGACTTCGTTTGTGTTCTAAGTAGACTCAACAAGAAAGATATGTTCGATGCTATAAACTTCGGACTATCAAAGCAGTTACATCTGTTTATGATTGGTAACAAATCAGAGTATCCAATCATCTCAGAGAGATTGCTTAATACAAATAAGTTCGGTGTTACATCTGACTTCGTTAACGAAGACATGGTGATACCATCGTTAATCAATGGGTTAAACCAAGTAAGGAAAGGAGCGTAGTGGATACAATACTAACTGCTACAATCTGGTTCTTCCTCACTATCGGCTTGGCAGGTGCAATTGCATTCTACCTATCCAAAGACGTCGACATGAGCGACGATTATAGGACTATCTATAATTGGTACTCTGACGACGACGAGGAGTAACCTAAAGCCTGGATGGTCGCATGGAGGGTTCGACTCCCTCCACAGGCTCTTTAACCAATAAATTCCAAACGTAAAGTTATGGTGGCAGTTTGTTAGGCTGTACATGACTTTAAGTACATGTCTTATAACGGGGGAGAGGTCTGTCCAAACTGGATTTCAACTTTCACCATTTTTCACCATCATCCACCATATTTCAGCTTGCTTCCTATCTTGACGTCCAATATCTGAAGGTTATATATTTAGTTAAATAGTCCTAAGATGGAACTAAAGATATTATCCGAAAATCCCGTGTTTTTTTATCACTCATCAATAGGGTAAATCCCGTAAAAATAAAGCACACATCAATAGGGTTTGATGACGAGATTTCTCTTCCACGCTTCCCTGGGAGAGTAAACGGCTTCTCTTGTTAATAAATCTAATAAGGGAACGCACGAATTGGGAGAGGTGCGTCCAAAATGAAATTCGACCTCGTTTTTGACATCAAACCACTACATATAGTATGTTTTCCGTGATGTCGAAACTCGCTCCGAACCTGCCATTCTGTGTTTCCACAATGCATTAAGATGTAGATAAATCTATTAAGGGATAGCGAAGCGTCCTGCAGAAGACGGCGATTCTGGGTACATCAAGTCAATGTTTATAGGCTTTTAAAAGGAATCTCAGATGGGTTACTGCGTTAGCGTATGTACCAATCTCCACTTTCAATAACAGGATAACCACGATTAAACTGAAAAACATAAGCAATTGCAGTCGTGTCGTCCTCTAAATAAATTTCTTCATCCATATAAAGATAAGGAACACCCTCAATGGTATCTAATGCTTTCTTGGTTAAATCGTCTATTTCCCATAATTCTCCCTGTATTTCTTGAATACCCTCTTTACACAGAGCTGGGAACATTCCGACATCAACCAATGTATATAAAGGTTTTGTCTTAATATCTTTAATATATTTAGCGTCTAAGTTGTCGGATAACATAAAAGAACGGCTATCGCCTTTTCTCAATGTTCCATATACAAATATCTTAATCATTCAGTTTCCTTTCAAAGTAAGACACAAAGTCGTCATTTAAACTCCATATCTTAATAATCCTTACAACGTTGTCCAAGTACCTATATACTTTTCTCGTCATAGCTATTCTAATTTTCTCAATCATGTGGACGTGGAGGGAATCGAACCCTCGTTACTTCTCATAATTACCGTCCCGCAACTACAATAAGTCTATCCATTCACGCCCCAAAACTTGCGTCTAACACTCCTGTTTCTAAATATTTAAGTCTTTCAGCGTTAAAATCCCACTTAGGTTTAAGATGATGTTCCTCAGCAACTTCATTTGCTTTACGTCTATCCCATTCTTTAAGTGCAGTTTCAAACTTTCTTATACTACCTAGAGGCATTTGTTCATGGTCGTGGTCTTTCCAATATCTTAGACGTTCTCCAACATTGTGGTCTCTTTCAGACATCACATTCGCTAAATCAACGATTTTAATCTTTCTTTTGACTATAGCTTCGTTTATATAAATGGGGTCTAAGATAAATTCTAAATCATCAGCAGTAATGAAGTTAGGGTATTTGTTGGGACTAAGTCTTTGATAATCTCTTAAAGTATCACTTATTGCTTTATAAGTTTTGTACTTGGGTATCCTCTTTTTCGACTTCACACTACGTATGTAACCACTTTTAGCACCGACAACTTTTTCAAAATTGGATATAACCACACCCTCGTCGACAAACTTTTGAAACATTTCCCAAAACCTGTCTTCTTTAATTATTCTTGTTCTCCTCATCGACTCCTCCATAACTTTCTAAAAACGGACGGATAGAAAATTCCTAGGAAGAAAGGAGGCAAAAAACCTAGGCGAAACCTACCCGTCCTAAACCTTAGGTCTAATTTTACCAACCATAAATAAAAATTACTGTATTTCATCTTGGTTGTCTCTTTCATCTTTGGAAGTTGTAACTATCCAATCAGTATTACTAATTAATGTATTAATTTTGTTAGCTATTCTGTCAGCTATTTGACTTTGTACTTCTGTGTTCCAAAGTTCTTTTTCAGATTCATATTGCTCTAAATCTTTATGAATAGAATCAACAAGTACTTGACTAACCTTATTTACTAACTCCTCAACTTTTTGATTCGCCACCTTTTTCTCCTCTTTCATCTAAATTTTTTCTGTTTCCCACAAAGGTACTAACTTATTGTCATGTCCAACATGCCAATCATCACACCAAGGGCAATCATACGCTTTTGCTTTAGCCTGCCGACGTCTTGGGTTGTTGTTCATCGTAATAGCTATTTCTTGTGCTTGCTTTGCGACAATGCTTTTTTTCGACGACACCCATAACATTTCGGACATTGACATTTGCTCCCGTTGACCTCGTACCAACATACCTTATTCGTCTTCACTTGCAGTAGTAGGAACTGTTTTTTCGAGTTGTTTGTCTAAAAAGTATTCAGACTTACCCTCAAACTGTGACCATAGATGTAATCCTACACCAATAGCCATAGCACATCTTTTAATTGCGTCGGATACTGCGTCTTTTAATCTCGCACCATCAGTTCTCCAATTAGTAGGGTTCTCGACATCGCCCTGCTTCCTCAACGGTTACTAGGTCTCCGTCGACTTCAACAGTTAAAGCAAGTACACAACCTGTAATAATTGATTTGTAGTTGCCGTCTTTGTCTTTGACGTCTTCCCTTATGATTTCTTTTACTTCTTGTGAATAAACACCTAGAACACTAAGTAATCTTTGTCTTATTACAGAGTGTTGTATGTATTCGCCAAATTTACCTTTAGGAGCTTTATGTATAAACTCTTTTGGAAATGGTCTTGATAGTTCGTGTAGTTGTTCCACTACTTCCTCCTCTTTCTAATTTATTGGTTTAGTCAATCTTAGTTATCTTTAGCCCAACTGTCAAGTTCACTTGCAGACCTCATCTTTTCTTGTAAAGTACTTAACTCCTTAGGCGATAACCTAGGAGACACTTTCTCTAATGAAGCCCAATGTTTAGCTAATGATGTCGGCGTAGCTTTGAATCCAAAGTTAAGCAAATGATTTTTTGCTCTTATCGGAATTTCATTTAAATCAATATCAATATCGTTAAGCTCTTTAACTGCTTTATTGAGTTGACCTCTAGCCATTGAGGTTAATTGATTCATATCATAGCCCAAAGAAATACAGATAGTTTTAAATATATCTTTATGTCTTTGACCCATATCAACAATTTCAACTTCAAATTCAGATAACACTAAATCACTTGTATTTGGTGCACCCTTATCCGATTCTGCAACTTCGTTGCTAATAGTCTTGTCTACTCTTGTCTTGTCTTCTCTTGTCTTGTCTACGTCGGACGGGCTATGGACATCCTGTGGACGTCCTATGGACACATTCTTATCAAATTTATTAAGGTTAACTACTTCAAATTCAACAGGTTCTTCGGGGGTTTCTTTAATGTCAGCTTCGCTTACCCACTCTCTTGAATCACTATTACTCTTAGCAAATTTATTAGCAGAGTTTTTTGCATTCACTCTTTGCCTAGACTGTCTTTTTCTTTCAGCGTCCTTTTGTCTAATCTCAATTAAAGCACCTGTATATTCAAGCCAATCGTGAATAATTAATTTTCCGTCTTGCTCATCAATCCACCCATGCTTTATTAAAGCGTTAGTGAAATCAATAGGCTCTCCCTCCCATTGTGCCGAAAAGGGAACGAAGTCTTTGTATCTTGTTATGTCGCCATTCTCTGCGTAATCTACTGCCCACCACCATAGCAAATGTAGATGTCCTACTGCTTGTGGTATCGATATTTTAAGTTCGTTGGCTAATAATTTTAATTTGGGGTGTTGCCCCAACGCTTGTTCGGATTTAATCCACGCCATTTTCTTTCTCCTCTATTTTGTTGGTTGTCCACATTTCTTGTAGTCTATCAACTATTTCGTTTAATGTCGACAGTCTACATAAAAATAAGCCGTCCCCACTTCCATGGGGCATAGCTATCATACTAAAAGGTTTATCTTCAATCCCTTTAGAAATAGCAAAATCATAACTTTGTGATTCTGCATGTTCAAACCTTTTAACAATGTCAGCTACTTGTTTACCCGACTTCACTTCAAATCTGACAGGACTATTCCAATATTCCTCATCGCTTGATTTAGTTAGTTCGTTATCTGGTACTCCAAGTAATTTCTTTGCTCTATCCTGTGAGGCTCTACCCTCAACACGATTAGTTTGATTTTGTTCTCTGACAAGTTCTTTTTTAAAAGATTTTAATCTTTCTTCAATATCTTTATCCAACATCATTGTATCTTTCTCCATGTAACAATGCGAAAAAAGTTTTTTCGTCCATACAATAAACTACAGGTTCTCCGTCAGCTGAACGTCTCTGTTGTCCTTTTTGTTTTTTTAATTTCTTCCAAGCTATGATAACAGGATATTTACCTGCTTTTCTTTTAGCTTTTGCTAGTGTCTGATGTAAATTAAGTGCTTGTCTATTCTTTGCTTCCATAATCCACCGTTCATTCGGAAGCATGTAGTCTACTCTGAAAAACTCGACATCTCCCTCGTCTTTGTTACCACCCTCAGCTAAACGTCTTGCTTTGTGGTGCCCATTATATTTATTAATAAGATTGACTTGTAGTGTTTCAAATGTTGTGCCCTGTTTCTTAGGTTTGTTAACCATTATTTTCTCCTGTTCAAAGCCTCCAACTTAAACAAAGTAAAAGACTCGTCTTCTTTCTTAGGCTTTTCTAGTTCTAACCAAACTAAATATTGTGGTGTGTATTCATAAGTATGAGTTATAAATCTAACTACTTGTTCTACAGTAGTTAATATTTCTGCGTCTGAGAGTGCTTTAGCAAACTCTCCAACTTCAATCCAATCTGATTTGAACTGTTTAGTTCTTTCAGTAAGAATATGTTCTTGTTCTTGCTTTGCTAATGTTTCAAAGTAGTCCTCTGTTGCACTCATCAAAGCGTTTGTAATAAAAGCACCGAAGTCCATATCTGTATTGTCGTCCATATCGTGTTGTGGACATGCAGGGTGGCATGCCATATTTTGTGGAGCATTACATATTGGACAGACTTGTGATTTTTCTTCCTCGAAGTCATTTGGTTCACTAGGGTACATGCTCATATTAAAATTATAATTCAATATACAAAGTTAGGTTGTATTAACTAAAATGGATTTTCAGAATCTTGTAATTCTTTCTCTGGGACTGCATCCCCTTTAGGATTTTCGACATCATCCATGAATTTAAAGTACGATTCATCTAACATTTCCCAAGTTTGTTTAATAACAACACCCTGTTGGTTAAAATTAATACTTCCTTTATCTCCATTTTCTAAACTAAAGTATTTATATTCAACATCAAGTTTAAATTCTTTAGCTACATATTCAATGAATTGAAAAGCAGGAGACCATGCAGATTCAAAAGTATAGACTAACTTTTCTTTGTCGCTAATTTTGAGACTTGTTTCACAATCTCCCCATTTTGTGCCGTAGTTATTTACGTTCCAATTGTACCAATCGTGAGCACCATACTTCTCATCTAGCTCTTCAAGTTCCTTACCTGTAAGTGTTTCCATTGTGTAACCCTCTCCAAGTAATTCCTCATCATTCATGCTATAGAATGTTACTGCTCTCATTTGGTCTATCTTTACTGAGTTTCCGTCTAAGTC